TGCGACTAGAAGAAGGTGGAAGTGTTAGATGACAAGCAAAGAACTACTAAAAATGTTAGAAAAACATGAAGAAGTTTGCAATGCAAGATTCGATGGAATTAATAATAAATTAAATAAACTCGATAATAGACTATGGATGATTGTGTCTTTAATTATTGTCGCTAGTGGATTGGAGCAACTAATTTAATGGTTATGAGTAGGGGTCAAATGTCAAAACAAGTGATTAAAGCCCCTGGAAAAAGGAAGTGGAGTGCCAAGAGGAAGAGAAAAATCGATTGCTCACGACCTAGAGGATTTTCTGAAAGAGCACATTGTGCCTCTAAGAAAAGGAGAAGTAATAAAAGGAAGTCCAGTTAAATATTGTTTATACTGTGGCAGAAAAAGATGGACATGTAGATGTCATAAACAAAGGAGTAGATAATGCCAAAAGACGCTTGTTATCATAAAGTTAAAGCCAGATATAAAGTTTTTCCTTCAGCATATGCTTCAGGAGCAATAGCTAAATGTAGAAAAGTTGGTGCTGCAAATTACGGCACAGGTGGTAAAAAGAAGAAAAAGTCTAGTGTACGAAAAGCAAGTACAGGAATGTATATGGGGGCTAAAAGACCAGCAAAAAATAAAAATATCGCAAGAGGTTGTGGTATCGTATTAGCAGGAAGAAGAAAACAAACAAAGCGTTCATAATGGCAGTAAGAAAAACAAAAGCAGGTTTAGCATTAAAAAGATGGTTCAAAGAGGACTGGAAAGATGTTAGAACTGGTAAAAAATGTGGTAGGAAAAAAGGAGAAAAACGAGGAACTCCTTATTGTAGACCAAGTAAGCGTATTTCTTCTAAAACACCAAAAACAACAAAAGAGATGACATCGGCAGAAAAAAGAAGTAGGATAAGACAAAAGGTAGCATTAGGACAACCAAGTAAGGGTAAACCAAGAAACGTAAAACCACTAAAAAGAAAAAGGAGAGCTTAAAATGCCAGGAATGAATAAAAACCCACTAAATATGGCAATACAAAAAGTAAAAGGTAGAAAAATGGGTGGCAGTATGATGCCTACGGCTGAAGAACTAAATCCAGGAAAATCTGTAGATGTTACTGAAAT